AAATCGCTTCGTGGTCTCCCTTGCTGGTGCCCGATTCGCTGCCGCAAGGGATGCACCGCACCTTGCGGGGCCGCACGCTGGTGGCGGTGAACTTCAAAAGCGGCATGATGCACTGGTGCGAGGAAAGTTTTGACGCGGTTTCCCACCGCATCCTTGCCGCGCGCGGACAGCGCGACGAAGCCAAGGTGCACGAAGCCGCCGCGGCATTGAACGCGCCTCGATCAGCTTTGGCGGTTTGAAAAAATGGCGCGCCACACGCTCACCCTGGAAGAGCAGATCCGGGGAATCGAAAAGGCCCTGGCGAATCCGAAGACGCCGAAACAATTTTTACCCGCGATGCGGGCTAGGTTGGAACAGTTGAAAAGGAGAGTCCTATGAAACGCCGCAAATTTATAAGTTCCCTTTGGTGCCTGGTCCTGTTTTTCACCGGATCCGCCGGCTGCGCGAAAAAGCCGATCACCGCGGCTTCGGTCCATCAGACCATCACGGAGGCGATCGCGGACGCCGGCACGGTGGCGATCCTGGCCGAGCAGCAATACCAGGCCGGCACCATTCCGCAGACGGCCACCAACCGCACGCTGATCAACGACCTGGGCAACGCCTACAACAAAGCGAAGGACGTTTACCAGGATGTGCTGCAGGCTGAGGCCGCTTCCCGCTCCGCCTCGCTGAGGCAGCTCAGCGCGTGCACGCCGGCCGCGGCAAATTCCGACGCCTGTTCTCAGGCGACAAAAACCGCTCAGGTGACGCAGGCCGACGTGACGGCAAAAAACGCCACCCTCACGAACTCCGTGAACGCGCTGGTGACGCAGACCAGCTCCGTGAAGGTGATCGTCAAGCCCTGAGCCACGCGCCGTTGCGGGCAATTTCAGAAAGGACACGATGAAACTCTTCTCCGTGCATTTCGAAGTCTCGATCCGCGAGATCGGCGAGCTGGAAGATCCCAAGGAAGTGAAGCCGCTCTCCGAAGAGTTCAGCGCCGATTCGCCGATTCGCGACGCAGCCAGACTGTTCGAACGCCTAGGGGAGCGGATGCCCGGAAGCCCGTTTGCTCCTCCGCTGATGGTAACGAGCGGCGACGGAATGCAGATGCAGCAGACCGTGAAGATTGCCGCCGGCGGATTCCAGGAACTGCAGGAGATCCTGAAAAAGTTTCACGATGTGGCCGCGTCGCTCACGCTCGAATCGCAAATCAAGCTATGAAGAAATCGCCACAACTGCAACTCGTCGCCGCCTCCGCAGACGACGGGCGCCCGCCGCAGAGCGAAGGCTTGAAGGCCTGGGCGCTGGTGGAACTGTTCGGGCATCAGCGCATCGTGGGCCGCGTGACCGTGGATCCGGTGGATTTTCCCGGCATGATCCGCGTGGACGTGCCGGACCTGCTGAAAGAGGGCAAGGTGGTTCGCGAAGGATTCACGCGCTACTTCGGCCGCGGCGCGCTCTATGGCGTGACGCCGATCAGCGAGCAGAGCGTGCGCGAGCTGCTGCCCCACGTGGACGGGCATCCCAGCCGGCCGCTCTCGATCGGCGCGAGCGAGTGGTGAAGTTTTTCTATTAACTAAAACGCAGCGAAAGGGGAGGCGCAGCAGCACGGCGAAGAGGGCGAGAGAAAAAGGAAGCGATCCTGGTACCGGGATCGCTGCAGCTCCTGAGTCCACACCTTAATCGACGGTGGCGCTTCCCTGAGTAGCAACGCGAAAGGAAAACACGATGGGACTGCAATTTATTTTGGGATTGGTCGGCATCGCCGCGAACTACCTGCAGCAGGTGCACAACAAGAGCGTGCAAACCGCCGGCGAAGCGATCGCCCTGGCGGACCAGGCGACGCTGGCCGTGCTGCAGGAAAACGCGAAGATCAAGGGCGTCACCGTGGATTGGGCGGATCCTTCGGCCGTGATGGATTTCGTGGCCACGCTGCCCACGTTCACGCCGATCCCCGATGCCCCGAAGCCGTAAACCTTCGTGGGGCGGGAGGGCGGACGAACCCGACCGGCTGGTGCTGTATTTCTATCCGCCGCATGCGCGCGCACTGGATCACTTCCTGGAACTGATCGCGCTGCTGCTTTCGAGCTTCGTGGGCAAAATCCACTTTGAGGAGTTTCGTATGAATGTTCAGCTTCTTTCGACCGCAACGAGGGGCCTGGTGCTGGGCATCGTGGAAACAAGCGCCAGCGACGGCAAGGTGTATCCGAACGTAGGGCCGTTCACCGTGGACGTGACCGATCCGAACGCGGACGCCAACGGGCAAAACGGCACCGTAGCCGTTGTGCCCGGAACGCCGGATCAGAAAACGCCGACGATCTTGCGCCCCAGCGGCAACGGCAAGACGGGCACGATCGCGGTGAAGGTGACGGACACCAGCAACGGGCTCACGAACACGGTGAGCTTCGACGTGGTGGCGCCGGCGCCCGCGGATGTACCGGATACGCTCACGGCCAGCTTGACGCCGGAAGCCTAACGATCTTCCAACCAACCCCCGCGCGGCCGCGTGGACACCCCGGAACACGCAGCCGCGCATCCACCCCGACTGCACACCAAGGCCGCTGGCGAAAGCTGGCGGCCTTCCGTGTTTTTAGTTACTGGAATTTCTTCTTAGATCTTCGAATGGCTTCTCTGGTCCTCGCGTCGGCCACCAGATAACCTGTCCGCCGCGACGTTCCGCGCTGCGGTAAAGCCTCATGCGAAATTCAGGCTCAAGTTCCCACCATCGCGCGCGCCAAACCTCAAAACGCGGTTCGACTTTTCCAATCGGAGCATCGGTTCGCCGCGCGACCTGCCTCACGGATAGAATGAACCACGTCCGCTCCCGGCGACCACCACAATTTGTCTGTAAAAGATCCCCGCGCTTGGGAGCTTCACCGATAGGTACGTTCATGAAAAAAGCCAATCAAAACCTCACCTGGCGGGCGATGAATTCGGAGTAGGCCGGCGGAATCGCCTGCGTCAGTTCGTGGCGCGTCATCCAGTCGATGCCCATTGCTTCACTGCCCTGTTTCAACGTCCAGTAAATCTTGAACACTTTTTCGGGACGGCCGGGCCAACACCGACCGCCACCCGAACCGACGATGCAAAACAGTTCGCGACGCAAGATGCAACCCTTAACATGTTTCACGTGCGATGGCTGCATCGCGAAAAAGGAACACTCGAAATAGCGGTGACGCAAGACCTTCAGCCCGAACATCAGGCCGCAAAGGCGGATCGAGCCGCGCTCGAGCGGGGCGCCTTCCACGTTTTCGATCACATACTGAGTTCCCGCCGATTTCAGGCGTTGGCGGACCGGTGCGATCAGATCTTCGTGTTCGGGCCACTGCTGTTTCAAGGCGGTGCGGCGCAGGTTGCGAAGTACGGAGAATTTCTGGCACGGTGGCGACGCCCAAATAAAATCGTAACCACCTAGATCGAAGTCCATCGCATCGGCCTGGATGAAGTCGAACGGATAATTTTTCTGCGGCTCGATGTCAACCCCGGTGATCTTCGCCCAGGGCCAGGCACGATGCAGACCCATCGAAGCGCCACCAGCTTTGCAGAAGAGATCCAGCACCCGCTTCGGGCTCGTGGAACGCCTGGTTGAGGCCATTTAGACCCCTGCTTTCGAAGCGGGGCTGGATATGGGGCGGTCTGTGGAAACGGATGCGGGTAGTACATCCGCGGGAGGGGTCCAATCCCACAGTTTGCGCTGCCCGCGCACGAAAACCGGCCGATCGAGCCGCTGCACGTCGCGCAGGATCCACGCCCAGCGTCCTTTGTCGTAATTGCCCACCTGCAGCTCCACTTCCCAGCCGTGCACCGGGGAAAACGGAGGTTTCAGAATCTTGGAAGCGTCCGCGACGCGATCGGTGAAGACGCACGCCGCCAGCCGGCACACCGCCACCACGCGGCCCGTGTTGAATTCGGGCAATGGAAAACCCTTGGAGCCGAGCAGGAACGTCAGCCGAGAGATCTCGATCTTGTCCGCGGGGTGAACGCTGGAATGAATCGCCAGCGGCCCGCGGTAGCTGGTGTACCAGTCGCGCGTTTCCACTTCTTTCCAGCCCGCGGCCACCAGCGCCGCCCACGGTTCGTACAGCGTGATCGCTTTCATCAGTTCATCTCCGCTAACTGGCTTCGTCTTGCCGATCGGATTTTCCGGATGGTGGCCCACGAAGGACTCGACCGTATCTCTGCCAGCTCTTCCGGCGTGGGAAGCCGTACGGCCAATCCCTCCGCGAAGATCAAAATTTCCAGACAATAAAAGCACACGGTCACGTCACCAGGCTCAGGGCGGCAGCGTTCTGTATTCGAAGCATTAGACGCTCGATCCAAGTGGTGCTTACAGGAGGGGCAATGGTCCTTTGATGTTTCGAAGCTCACGTGACCTTCTCCGCGCGGATGCCGAACTTGGCCAGCATCGCGTCCATTTCCGGAATGAAGCCGATGATTTTCAGCTTGTCGTTTTCGACGTCGTAGACCAGCAAGCCGATGCTGATGGCTTCGCCGCGCTTGACGCATTCCACCAGGGCGCCGCGGATCGTGATTTCGGTGTCGGTCACGTCGATCATGTTTGCGCCGTCACCTTTTCGCTCAGTTTCAGCAGCGGAGGTTTCGAACTGTTGCGACTGCGGATGCGGCGCGCCGCCAGGCAAACGTCGCAGCACACGTGGCGCTTCCCTTTTTCGTCCACGTGGGCTTTGCCCTTGCCGCAATCCACGCAGATCCCGCGCGCGCGCAGATCCGCGCGGCGCGTTTTCTGGTCCCAGTTGAACTCTTCGCGCGTCATTGCTTTTCCAAGAAGTAATGCAGACGCATATTTTTCCGCCTTAGAGCCTGCATCAGCTTACGGAGAAATCTATTCCACTCCCTGAGATCACCGCCCGTTGCGGCCACCAGTATTTGCACGCGCCGCTCCGCGATCTTTCGCCGATCCGCCGAGATCCTTCGCTGGTCCATTTTCCGCGGCTGAGGTTTCTTCACGGCTGCACCGCCGGGAATTCGTCCCGGTGCGGACCGGGATAAGTATCCTTCGCCGGATACTCATTCCACTCGCTGCCGTCGAGCAGCCTCCCGGCGATTTTCTTGCCCCACTCATGCATCCACGTTCCGTCTGGCCATTCTTTCCAGTTCACCGCACCGCGCGCTTTTTCAACGAAGTCGTCTCCCGGATAGGTGTGCGGTCCCCAGTTCCCCCACTGTTTGAAGAAAAACGGGACGCTGGCGGCCTGGCACTGGTCGCGCAGCGATCGCGCCCAGTCCGGATGCATCGGCCGCGCGTTTGCGCCGCTCTCGCCGCCGCAGACAACCCAATCGATCAGCTCGTCATAATATTCGCGACGGAGATCCACCGGGCCAAGCAACGGTTCTGCGGAGATCCAGCGCACCGCAGCCGGCGTTTGAAGTAGCAGCGGGATCCGCTCGTCCGCGAAGTGCTGGTTTTCCACGCTCACGCCCAGCCACACGTTTGGTAGCTCGCGAGCTGCGGCCGGCGCCCACGTAGTCATAAAGACGCGCATCAGGTCCGCGCGCTTCGTGAGAATTTGGAAAGTGTGCTGCGGGCACTGCGCGATGATCTCGAAAACGGAACGGATCCAGCCCGTGTCTACCTTCTCGTGAAAGAGATCGCCCATATCGCAAACAAAGATCCGCCGCGGCGTGCGCCAGTGCAGCGGTTCTCTCAGGCGCGATTGGAAAAAGCGAACTTCACCGAGCCAGTGATGCTCACCGCGGCGCTTGTCCGCCAGGCCGTTATACTCGGGAAGATCTTTCAGGCGCGTGGCGGCCAGGCGCGCGGCGTAGCAGTTCGCGCAGCCGGGAGAAATCTCCGTGCAGCCCACGATGGGATTCCAGCTCGCGTCCGTCCACTCGATCGATGTTTTACCCACGTCCTCTCGCTCCTTCCCCGCTGCGGCGAGGCGAAATTTTGTATTTCAATAGGCGGTCGATTGACCCGGCAGCCTTGACTTGAGCAAAAGCCCATTCGAGGAGCACCGTACTCACGTTGCCGAGTTTCCGCTTTTCGTGGGCAGCGAACTCTTCTAACTCCCTGCGCAACCCTTGCGGCACTCGAAGACTAATTTGTGCTTGCCATTCGCCCATATGCTCGCCCCTTCTAAGTTGGGAATTCGTCCCTGTGGATCAGGTTCACCTTCACCCAGGGAAAGAGAGAAAGAAAAAACGAGCGGACGCGGCAGCGAATCGAAAAAATCACCGGGCGCGTGTCCTTCCCGCAGTTTGGGCAATTCCCGATGATCTGCACGCCGTCGAGCGGCGCTAGATAAAAACAAAACGGGCACTGCGAAGCGGCGAGATCAGCGTAGACGTTGATCACAGCTCGATCCTCGTGACGAAGCGGAGACGCCAGATCAGGTCCGCTTCCTCGGGCGAGCAGGAGTAATGCGTGCGCTCGATCATCCGCTCGATCAGCTTCACCGCGTCCACCAGGTTGGCGTACATCTGCCCTTCGCTGGATGGCTGCGCGGGCGTGGCCGGCGCCCCGCGACCAGTGGCCAGCGACGGACAAGAGCACTCGTCGCCACACTGAGGCACCGCCTTGCCGTTGATCGAGTGCGTCATTTGGGGGCCTTTTTCAACTGGCGCTCCTGGAAAAGCGCTCGCGGAGTTCGCGGTCGAAATCGGCGGCGCCGCGGTGCGCGCGCCTTCGCGGCTTTGGCGCCAGCGCGATCCCGGGCCGCCGCGCTTCCCATTCGATAAAAGAGACGCGAGCCGGCTGTGCCCCTTCCACGCAGCCGGGCTCGCGTTTTGCCGCGCTGCGGATAGAAGTGGGCAAACTTATCGTACGCAGGGACATTTCCCATTCGTGAAGACTGTCATCTGAAAAATCCACCAGGCGGCGGAGCTGGCGCGCGAGGAAGCGTTTCAGCAGCAATTTATTTTTGGGCGAGATCATGGGTCACCTTCTTTTTTGGGAACTCGGAAAACTTTGTGGCGCGGCACGGTTGGCAGATCCCGTCCTGGATGGTCACCGGCAGACCGTTCACGTAGGCGCGGTGGAATTCCGGGAAGAGAGTCACCACGCTGTCCGGCACTGGCAGCGTGACGGTGATTTGTTTGCACCACGAACAGTGGAGAATTGTCGGCGCGCTCATCGGGAGCCTCGGTGTGTGATCTCAGCCACCACATCGCAGTCGCGCTCGCCCACACATTCCTGAATTTCTTCTTCCGTTACGCTGTGCTTGGGGCTTAGTGCCACACTTGATGTTTTATAACCGTGTTTGGAAACAAGATCCCGGTCGAGACGCGGTTGTGGCGTGGTTTCTTCATACTCATGCTCGCCGGCGGAAATGGATTTGCGATCGAGCGCAGCGTGCAGCGGCGACGGCAGAGCCGCGTGCTTGTCCAGAAACTGTTCGATGAACTGGCAGTTATCCGCGCGGAGTGCTTTCCCGGCCAGCGCGCGTTTCAGCGTCTCCCATGTGAAGGGCGCCTGCATACACAGCTTGAGCTGCGGGATGCTCAGCGACGACACACCCAGCCGTGAAGCGTGATGCGTGCGGAATTCCCGCAGGCGTCGCCGATAGCTTGACGACAACGCGCGCGCGGCTTCCCCCGTCTTCCGGATGTATTTTCTTGGCATCGATCCGCCTCCTGGCATAGGCTAGTGGCCTAAATCGCAACTAAACTTTTGGTTACGTGTTCAAGCAAAAAGCAGCCGACCGACCCTCCGCAGGGTTGCATGCTTTCTCGCTGGAACATTCACGCACGGTGGAGAGATCCCTATGCCCGGTCCCCTCACGGCTGACGAACGCGAACGCCGCCTTGTGCAGTACCTGTTGACACTCCACAAAGGCCAACTCGCCGAATTCCGGCTGACGCGGATGAACAGCGCAACA